CGTGTTGGTGACACCTTTGGTGGAACCTCCATCGGTGATACCGCTCTTACATATGCTGGACTAGACGCTCAGAGTGATGCTACCTGGACTGGTGGCGGAAACCTGACCGACGGTGAAATTGTTTATGTAAAGAGCCGTGCTGGTTTCACTTCCATCGACGACATTGTTGAAGCCGATGGTCGAACCGTAGCTGGTGTATCCGTCACCAATGGTGTTGACGTTTATAACCAAGCAACTCGTGCCGCTGGTGGTCACGTGTCTGCTGCTACAGTTCTAGACAATGACGGGACAGGTCGAAATCTGACCCTGTCACTTCTAGACCAAGCCATAAGAGAAGTTCGTATCAATGGTGCAGATCCTGACGTAATTCTGATGGGTTATGACCAGTTCGACCGACTCTCTTCATTGCTACAGGCCCAGCAACGGTATCTGGACTGGGGTGAGTTCGTAGTCAAAGTTGGAGACGAATCCACTCTACCCGGTTCCCATGCTGGTTTCCAGGTAGCTACCTATAGGGGTATCCCAGTAATTGTTGATCCTGATTGTCAGGGTGCTTTCACTGCTGCTGATGCCAACCTTGGTTCTAACGTATATGTCATGGATACGAGATATCTAGAACTCGCTATAGCTGCCCCAACGCAGTATATCGACAATAGAGATTTCTTCCAGGCAAATGCGTTCGTTCTACGTGGACTCTTCTACACCATAGGTGAGCTAAGAGCTTTACGTTTGGACGCACATGCCAAGATCACTGACCTTAACGCCTAATTTAGGCTTATCGTTGGTACAATAATATAGGGAAGCTAGTTTATTCTGGCTTCCCTATGGTATTCCTCAATATTCTGATGCTGGAAGTAAGAGGGAGACCTCTGAGGGTGGGATAGGTGGTATCCAGTAAGGGAGCGTTTATATGGCTTTAACTATTACGGAAATTCATCGTTCAGTTTTCGGTAACAAGAGAATTGTTACTGCTGACTTAGACTGCGATTCCAGTTATCCTACTGCTGGTGAGTCTCTGACTCCTGCTGATGTGGGATTAATTGGTTTCGATATAGTATTGTTAACTCCTCAGTCAATCAGTAATACTGCTGATGAGGATTTGGCAGCAGACTTGGGGCATAGCCCGACGTTTGATTATACTAATAATAAATTAATAATGACTTATTCAGACCTTAATGCTAGTGCCGATGGTCCTAGCATACAAGTTGCTAACGCAGTTGACCTAACTGGTGTTAGAATTAGAGCCTGTATCATAGGTTATTAAGAATTTAACAATTTAAAACGGTAGTACGAGTCAGCTCGACTATTGTTCTAAAACATTTTATGGTTTGTCCATTTTATGATTAAGAAGGATAGTCGAGTAGGCTATCCTTCTTTTTAGTTGGAAAGGTATTTATTAGGTAGGAGGAAGACACATGTTTCAGGTATTACAGGGACTAAAGATAGGTTCAGCCATCCTTAAAAAGTTACAGAGTTCAGATAATCGTGCTGAATTAGTAACAACTTTGATAGATGTTTTGGGTGATGGTAAGTGTACTAAAAAAGAATGGACAGAATTAGGAACTTTGCTGGGTGTATTTGATTCAGCTGGGGGTTAAATGAGTTTATTAGGACGGTTGGCCTCATATTTTAGCCTTCGTGTCCGTAGAAAGAATATAGGTAAATACAATTTTGGTGCAGTTCATTTTGATAATTATGAATTACCTATAGTTGGATTTGCTCATCCCCATATTGGGACTCCTAAGCTTTTCTACGTGGACCCAAAGACCTTAAATAAGCTTTCAGGGAGTGATGATGGCAGCACCGAAGATTAGGACCCAAATTGAACTCGAACAGCCATTAACTTCATTTCGTGGATTCACTAAAACTACTAGTGCTGGTACTGCCACCACTGTTTTAGATATTTCTACTGTGATGGAAGAGGCTAATCGAATTACTTTTGTAGTCGAATTAGGTGATCTATACGTAAATTTCGGAAGTGCTGCCACTAGTGATGGTACTTCTATGTTGATACCTGCTGGTACTGGATATACTGAAGAGAAAATCCAAGTAACTGGAGTTATTTCGGTTATGCGGGCAGGTACTACTAATGGTCGTATCCGTGGCGGAGTCTGGGGACGATAATGTCTGTTCAGTCGGGCAGTACATACGGTCTTAGGTCAATTATAGATTTAAGTCAGCCGTATACGTCTTTTAAGCCATTTTCACTGACTACGTCTAGTGAGGATGCTACTACAGTTTTGACTGTGTCAGATTATATGGAAGAAGCCCATAGAATTACATTAGTTGTAGATAAAAATGATTTATATGTAACATTTAATGGTACAGCTACTGCTGATGATAGTTCAATGTTGATTCCTTCTGGTACTGGCTATACTGAAACTGACATCAGTATAACCGGAAATATATCAGTTATTAGAGCTAACCAAGGAAATGGACGAATAATTGGAGCTATATGGGGACGATAGTCCTATTCGGGTAGTAATGCCCTTATTAATGGAGTTTTATAATGCCAATACCTAGAGGATTTGAGTACAGATTTTCAGAACACGAGGTTAGAACCGTTCGTGAATCGGTAGGCACTCTTTCAAAGTTTATTCCCATAAATGTGACGTTATCTTCTGCCAATACTGCGGAAGATCTAATTAATTTAGATAATGCTAAGCTTCCAGCTATGAATTTAATAACTAATCCTAGCATGGAGACTGGAGCAGGTCTTACAGGATGGACAGCAAGTGGCTCTACAATGACACGTCAGACTACTAATCCCCGAACTGGTAGCAATGTTATGCGGTGTGTTACTGCTAATGCCGCTGCTAATGAGGGTGCATACTTTAGAATGACTGGAATTCCTCGGGGTTGGTATGCATGTACTGCGTATGTACGGCGAGATGGAGGAGGAACTGTTATAGGTAGAGCAACTAGTGATGGAGGAACGACCTTCTCAGATAGTGCTGCTGTCACTATGGCAGATAACTGGAATGGTAGAGTTAGTGTTTTACACCAAGTTACTACTGATAATGCCACTCTAGACTTCTATATAGTCACAAATACTCAACAAAATATCACTTATTTCGTTGAAGATGCTCAAGTTGAGCCAGCCTGGGCCTATGTTATGGGCATGGCGGGAGGAACTAGCGACCCTAATCCTCCTATGGCGGTTGCCACTGACTTTATAGACCCATTATCTGATAGGTTTTCACGGTATTTAGGCACTACTGATGCTTCAGTATCGATAAGAGAGCCTAGCATATCAGAAATACATGATATTTATTTATATTCTTTGACTAATGATGCTGTAATTGACTTTAATAGGACAGCAGCTAACACAGGTACTGCTGGAATGGTATTAAAGGCTGGAATAGACTATGCCATTAATATTAGGCACATAGTTAAGCATAATATTAGTTTTAGAAATAACACTAATGGTCAAACTTGTAACGTAATTGGGTACGTAAGGGGAATTTAGTCGTCAAATGACTCTAATTAGAGGTGTTGGCGGTAGAATCTAAACTGATATAAGGATAAAATATAGTTATGGGACTTTTTAACGTCCATACAGTGTCAAATGGCTATCGATCTGACTACTTTCAGTATCTGTCAGAGCAGTGGGCTACATCTGAGAATGAGTTTACTGGTATGTGGAATCGTGATACGACTGGTTCTGCTACTATTACTAGGGTTAACACTGATGTTGACATGCCAAAATGCTCTCTTACAGTCCCTGCAAGCAATACGGCTAGACTTAGGTCTTTATTTACCTTTAGGGCTACTCCTAGTAAGTTCTCTAACACTAATAATACCACTATGGTACGTGGAGTATTCCTAGAATTCGAGGCTAAATTCACAAATGTAGCTAATATTGATAACGCTTCGTTCTTTATGGGACTCAGTGACTCTACATCAGGTGTCAGAACTACAGCAGATATAATAGGATTCGGACTTAGTAGCGATGCTATACAGGCTATAAATGATAGTTCTGGTACTGAGACAGTAACTGCTATATCAGATATTACTCTGACTGACAGAAATCTATTTAAAATATCGATTACTGAGGGTCAAGTAGAGTTTTGGATCAATGGTAATCAGGTAGCTACTCATACTACTAATTTACCTGACACATTACCGTATTTAATGTTCTATTGTGCGAGTGAGGGTGGTGGAAGTTCTACATTAGATGTGGGATTCTGCCATGTATTCTATCGTGGATTCGATGATCAGAGGGCTTTTTAATGCCAGTTGAACTTAGACAGATACATCCTACAATACCCCAAACTTTTACGTCTGGTAATAGCGAATCTGCTATTAGTATGACCAATACTTCAACCGGACCAGCCTTTATTGCCCAATCTTCTAGGGATAATGCCTCTAATCAGGTAGCAATCTTTAGAGGGGGTGATAGGGGGACTGCCGCAGACGGAGATGCTGCATACATAAGCTATACATTAGAAGATTCGGCAGGTAATCAAGCTGAATTTGCTAGAATGGCTTGGACTGCTAATGATGTTACCTCTAATACGAAGGATTCTAAGGTAGTTTGGTCAGTTCAAACCGGAGATTCTCTAACTAATGTAATGGAAATAAGCAGTTCTGCTTCAGGAGCAGTAACTCAGACCTTTTCTGGTGGTGATATTGTTCTACCTGATAATGTTTCTCTTAAATTAGGAAATAGTGGTGCAGATGCAGATATTTCCTCTAATGGTACTGATATAAAGTGGGTAGTTCCGAATACCGCAGATGTAATAATAGGCAGAACTAGTGCGCCTAGTCCTGATTCATTGGTTCATATATGGGCAGCTAGTGCAGGTACTATAGATGCTGATGCTACTTCTCTATTAACTATAGAAAATAGTGGCACTGGGGCTATAAATATACTAGCTCCTACTTCAGGAGCAGTACTTTTTGGTGATGCCGCAGATGCTGATGTAGGAAAAATACTTTATTCCCATTCTAGTAACACTTTAAACATTACTATTAATGGAACTTCCCAATTAGATTGGACTGATGGTGCTTTTGCCTTTCAAAAGGCCACTACTATA